CGTCAGGGCGTGCGTGGCGGCGCCTTCCGCCACCAACGGCGTCGAGCTGGTGCCGCAGGTCGCCGGGATCCCCAGGGACGCCGAATACGAAACCGCCGCACCCGCGATCGGCAGCGGGTTCGTTTCGGAGACCATCGCGCCCGCGAAACGCAGCAGGAACTGGTACGCGAGCTTCCCGGTCGGGTCCGCCGCGACCAAGATGCTTTGCGGCGTGGTGTTTCCGTCGATGACGGCAAGCGCGTTCTGGACGTCGTCCATCATTCCCTCAGAGTAACAACGTGGTGTTTTGCGGCAGCGAGAAATTCATCGACCACCGCGACCAGGCGACCGGCGAACCGAACCCGGTCGACGGCGCGGCCGGCGCCTGGTCGCCGCTCAGAACCGGGCCGACCGAGATGGCGATGAGGTAGTCGCTGACCAGCCCGCCGACGCGCGTCAGCGTCAGCAGCAGCGTGTACCGCCGCGTCGGCTGGCCGCTCCCGAGCGTGAGCACGGCGCTCCCGGTCGCCGGCGTGAACGTCAGTCCGGCGATCGCCAGTTCGCCATCGCCGGACGGCGCCGCGGCCACCGACATCGAGGCGATCGCTGCCGCATCCGATGGATCCAGCGCGACCGGATATTGCCGAAGGTCGGTCGGAAGTTTCGCGGTCAGCCAGGTCGGTTCATAGCCAACCGGCACCCCGCGAAGGGAACCGCCCACCCTACCACCTCACGATGCACAAGCCGGCCGCACCGGCCGCGCCGTTGGCCGGCGTCGTGCCGCCGCCGCCCGTGCCGGCCCCGCTCGCGCCGCCGCCAGGTGCGTAGCCGGCGAGGCCGGCGCCGTTCCCGGTGACACTCGCCCCGCCGCCGTGCGCGGCGCCCCCGCCAAAGCCTCCGTAGAACCCGGTGGCGTTGCCGCCATCGCTGCCATAGGCATTGAGATCGCCGCTCGACCCGACACCCGCCCTGTTGCCGAAGGGCGGAACGCTGGTGGAGTTGGCGCCGTTGATGGCACCCCCGCTCGCGCTGCAGTAGCTGGCGAAGCTTGTCGCGCCGCCGGCAGTCGGCGCAGCCGGGACCGTGGTTCCGGCCGCGCCCGCGGCGCCGATCGTCACCGCGACCGTGCCGGCGGGCGTCAATCCTGTGACCCGCTTCCTCGTGTAGCCGCCCCCGCCGCCGCCGCCCCCCGGGCCGCCGCTGACCGAAGCCCAGGACCCGGAGCCGCCGCCCCACAGCTCGACGTCAACCACCGTCACCCCAGCCGGGACGGTGAAATTGCCGCTCGAACTGATGACCTGAACCCCGTGGGGGATCGCGCCGATCGCCGAGGCGATCAGTATCTGGATCGAGGTCACGACCTGGTTGAACACGGTTGCGGTCGTGTCCGCGGTGACGCTCGCCGCGGCCAGGATCGCCATCAGTTCTTCCTGCCACATGCAGGCGACCCAGTACCGGAAGCGGGTCGCTACCGAGACGCCAGGCACAGCAGGCCCGAAATACCCGGTCGTTCCGGTTAACGTCGGCGGCGCCGGCAAACTCGCGACCGCCGTCGGATCGATAATTCTTTGCATGGAAATTCCCGGTCAGGAAAAAGCGAAAAGCACCAAGGTCCCCGCCGGCGCATCCTTTGTGACGCGGCACACCAATTCGCCGGCGTCATAGCTTTCCAGCGGATCGTCCACGGCAGAGGTCTCGACGGAAAAGTAGAGCGTAACGATCTCGGGCGCGTTCACCTGCCAGACGAACGCCCAGTCAGGTTCAAACAGCGCCTGGTCGCAAGGCATATCCACCGCGAACGGCGCGAACTCGCTGATCGTGACGGTGAAACCCAACGCCGCCGCCAGCGCGACGAAGTACGGCACCGTCAATGCGCCGCGCGCGCCCCACTTCGCGCGCACCGACGCCTGCTGCTGCTCGATCGACGGGTTCGGCGCGGTGCACGTGTCCGGCAGCCCGAGCGAGGCGGACCATTCATCGAGCAGGTTGACCGTCGTCGCCGGGCTCGCGTCGATCAGCACCTGCGCCGCCGCGGCCGTGCTGCGGGTGTAGGTCGGCGCCAGCGCCAGCAGCACCGCCGCCAGGGTGGACGACGGATCGCGGCGCCAGACGCGGCCCGAGGGCAGCAGCCGCAGCATCGCCTGCCGGTAATCGGCGTCGCCAAAGGCGGGAGGCGTGGCCATCAGGGATAGCTGACCGTTCCGAGTGTGAACAAATATCCCGCCGCCGAGGTGATCGGCCACGACGACGGCGACGTGATCGCGAAGGCGGGCAGGCCGCCGATCGCCGTGACGGCGCCGCTCACGTCGCTCTGGTCGATCGAGGTCGTGCCGAGGGGCGTGTCGTCCTGCACGAACAGCGCGGTGAGGGCGGCCGAAACCTGCGCCTGCTGCGCCGTCGAAATCCCCGAAAGGCCGGAGAAGGTGAATGCCTGCGTCGCGGCCTGCGGCGCGACGGCATATACCAGGAACGTCACCGGGCGCAGCGGGTAGAGGTAATTCGCCAGGGTAAGCTGATCGCCGGTCGCCGGCGTGTCGCGCGGCTCAAGGGCCGCAACCCCGTTGGTCCCTTGCGGGAAACCGCCATAGGCTTGCTCGGCCTCGTCCATCATGAAATAGACCGAGACCGTTCCGGCGCCGGCGATATAGGGCGCGCACCACGCCCGCGTGACCCCGGTCACCTGCAACGCCCATGTCACATAGTCGGCCTGGTTGCCGCCATGCGGCGGCGCGCCATAGCTCTCATCCATGCGGGTCCGCAGCGACCCGTCCAGCTCAAGATCGGCCCCCCCGGTGATCGCCGCCGTCGCGGTGCCGGTCGAGGGGATGCCGCCGATCACGGTGCCGAGCGTCAGCGGGGTGCCGCTGTCGGTGTTGCCGTTCGCCCCCGCGACCACCGCAATCACCGTTGCCGCGACCGTGCCGCCGCTGGCGACCGTCGCATCCGCCGCGGTGACATACTGCGTGCCGTCAGCCCGCGAGCACATCGTTCCCGCCGGCAGCGGCGTGTTCACCACCGCGCCGGTCCAGGCGGCCGGCCCCGACGCGAAGGTCGGCGCCTCGCGCAGAACGGGCGTCGGCGCCATCGCGGCCCAGCCTTCGAGGTACTCGCCGGTCGAGGTGAACGGCGTTGACTGGCGCGAGATCCAATCGAGGTAGCCGTAGTGCAGGTTCGCCAGGCCGGCCTGCACCCACGCCAGCACGCGCAGCACGGCTCGGCGCAGGAAGCCGTCCGCGTTCGGCAGGTCCGACGCGGTGATGTCCCGCATCGCCTGCGAGCGCAGCGCGGTGAGGGTTGGCCTTGCGAATGGCACGGATCAGGTTTCCTGCGACCAGGCGTAGCTGTAGACGTTCGACACGCCGTTCGCCGTGATGGCCACGGTCGCGCCGACGCCGCCCGGGCTGGTGAAAAACGCCGCCGCATCGACCGCCGACGCGACCCCGTCGATAATCATCCAGCCGTGGCATTTGATGATCTGGTCGCGCAACCAATTCAGCGTCGCCTGGGTGCGCGGCATGTTGAACACCTGGTAGAGTTTCGATCCGATCCGGTCATCCGGGATCGCGGTCAGCGCCGGGTCTTCCAGCGCCGCATAGGTGTCGATCCAGCAACCGTGCGGATCGGCGTCGAAAACGATATCGCCGGGATCGACCTGCGCGTCGGTGAACATGCTGATCAGCGACGCGGTTTCGAGGTCGTGCCCCAACTCCAGCCCGGCGCCGAGCATGTTGAGATCGCCCGTTCCTGTGGACGGGTCCCAGACAATCCGGATGTCGCCCATCAGGTGCCCGCTGTGGGCGCGTTGGTCGCGACCTCGGAGTCGCCGTGGCCGTCGTCGCCCTGGGTGTGTTTGTGCGTCTGCAAACCGACCTGGTCGGCACCGCCGTAGCCGGCGATCACCGCGCCGGTGACGTGCAGGTCGCCGGTGACCGTCATCGGCTGGCCGGCGCAATTCACCGCCGGGCCGGCCGCGGTCAGCCAGCAGTACGCGCCGCGGATGTCGTAGAGTGCGGAATCGCCAACGCCCAGGCCGCGCAACCGATAGGTCTGGTGGCCGCTCGCGATCACCAGCGCCTTCGACCGGTCGCCATCGAGAAACGCCAGGTGCATGTCCGTCGAAATCGGCGGCGAGCCGGTGGTGCCAAACCCGTAGAGCAGCGGCACGTTGTCGGCCAGCGAGATCGCGTCGAGCTGCACCTGGACGGTCTGCACCGGCCCCACGTCGTTGACGGCGAGAGTCGACCGCCCCAGCGCGAAGGGCGAACCGCGGCGCCGCGCCAACGTATCGACCATGTGCTCCAGCGCAGCGACC